AAGGCTGACCGCCTCTTAGGACTTGCTTTTCAGCCTCACTTGAGGACAGTAAAGTAACAAGATTACTGAAGCCTAGTTTTAGCCTATTAGCAACGTAATCACCAAAGTCTACCTTAGTAGGAGCTACGTCAGGCTCTACAGCCACAAAACCGGGGCCTCCGGCAGTTACTGCAGCGCCGGGACTACCTTGCCTTCTAAGACGCTCTTCTTCGTCTTCGGACAAGTCTCCCATAACACTTCTGGGCCTACGAACAGGAGTTAAATCAGCAAAGAAATCATCACCCATTCTTATTGTTCCTTTTTCTTTTGTTTTACCAGAGCGCCGTTTTGAACTATATATACGCTACCGTCTGGTTTTGTAAATACAGAACCTTCAGCATAGTTTGGATCTGTCTGCTGCTTTTTGGATAACGGGACAGTAGCTGGTGCTGTTGGCTCAAGTCCTCTTGTCAGTGCAAACTGTTTTTCAAAAGGAGGAAACAATAAGTTAGCTTCCTTTTCATCATTAGCAGCAGCCCTATATGTGCTGGCAATTGAGTCATATTGGGGCTTTAGCACGTTAGTTCTAAGAGCTTTTAATGTTGCATCAATGTCAGCCTTTTGAGGAGCTACGCCAGTACCTGTTAAGAAACTAGAAATACGACCAGCAATACGAGTATCTAACGCTCCTGTGTTTCCTAAAGCTGATATCTCTGATGCTGCTTTCTGAGAATCTCCAAAGGCAGAACCTAGTTCTTGCTTCAACGCCGCTGCTGATAAAGGACTGTCTTTTCTAGAGTTTAGTTCTATAGCCCTGTTTAATGGAATAACTTGTTTACTGATATCTTTTATTGCTTCCCTAAACTGACCTAAAACTGCAAATCGTTCTTTGGGAGTATTAATGGTGATATCAGCACCTTCTTTACGGAAACCACCAAAGTAAGGAGTTCTCTGTCCTCCTGCACTTAACTTAAACTGCTGGTCTCCTACCCTGTATACAGCCTGACCGTCATCAGCAGCAAAGCCTATCTTAGACATAGACTCTGGTTTATTTAAGTCCATATCCAGCTTCATAGCGCCACGAGAAGCCGCTTGAGTTAAAGCATTTAACCTTTGCGTCTCTGGTAAAGCCTGAACAAATTGATTAACTTTTTCTGAATAAGCAGGATCGATTGGTTCAGCAACTCCCATCTCGTTAACACGAGATAAAGGCTGTGTAGGATCAACACCAGCAGCCCGTAACTTAGCAGCAATACGAGCGTTTAACTTCTGGGCTTCACTGGTTAAGGCTTCAGGGTTATCTGCCACAAACTTTGTGGTATCCCTAAACTGTTTTTCCTCTTCTTGCCCAGCCTTTTGAGCTAATTCCATAGCTGTTGAAATAGAATTAGCATATTCAGAAGTCTGAGGTAAAGAGGCCGCTAAAGACTTATAGTAATCTGCTGATCCAGCTTCATAGTTCTGACTGGCAGAAGAGATAGCTCCACGGACAGTAGATTGGAATTTAGCCTCTGGATCTTCTACTCCAAATAACTTCTCAGCGCCTGTTGCAAACAACTGACCAATAGAGAAGCCAATAGACCGATAAGGGTCTCCACCTAACAACGAAGCACTTACTCTGGCTGCTTCTTCTTGTCGTTTACGCTTACGCTCTTCTGGATCGTATCCAAGTATCTGTGTAAAAACGCCTGTCTTAGCCATATATTATCCTTAGTGAATCAAACTATAATCAACAGCCTTGTATCCGTACTCTGTAGTAAACACAGCCTCTGGGATAATCTTCTCTACCTCATGGGCCATCACACCAACGTGTACGCCATGACCAGCATATGGACTATCCTTGAACTCTGACTTATACTCATACTGATAAACATTCAAACCGTTAGTAAGCTTACCAACCTGCTTAATGTTTTCCTTAGTCCTGATATCAGAAGCCTTCATTGCAGCAGAAGCACCAGCTTGGAATAGCCCTGCTAGTACCTGTGCATTAGCGTTTGCAGCATCTTTTGCACCACCGTACTGAGTCTGAGCAGCTTGACTGAGTAGGCTTGACGCAGCGGAAGCACCTTGTTGAGCGGCTCCACCAATCTGAAGACCAAGCTGTAGAGGCTGCTGACCCATCTCTTCGAGGGTTCCAATAGTACCAAGGTATGACTGGAGAGGAGCGAGTGCTTGACCCGGAAGAGCGTATTGTTGACCAAACAACCCAAGACCCTGTCCCATCAGACCAGCACCAAAGGACTGCCTCTGTTGTGCGGCCTGCTCTGACTGTGCTGCTAACTGTAGCTCCTGCATCCTACGAGCGCCTGCTAAAGAGGCTAGTTCAGGCTGTGCCCCGCCAATGTTTAATCCAGCACGACCACGACCAAAGACAGATGAGGCTAGTCTCTGTTCTTCAGCTTGCCTAGCAGGTGCTAACAAGGCCATCTGCTCATTAAAGAACTGTTGACGTGCCATCTCAGGAGACTGAGCTAGGTACTGTTGTCCTAGTCCAAACAACTGAGCACCGCCTGCTCCAATCTGCTGAGAGGCTTGTTGTGCAGCAGCAGCCTGTTGAGCAGCAAAAGGAGTTAGACCGAAGAGTTGGTTCTGAATAGCCGCTAGTTCAGGGGCTACAGTATACTGAGCAGAGGATACTCTAGGTATTCCCCCAACAGTTTCATAGCCAAACTGAGACGTACCAAACCTAGAAGACATCCCAACAGGACGGAACACTGACGCTAGGGCAGCTTCCCTTTGCGCCTGTGCAGCTTGATTAGCCGCATCTCGTGCTTGGTTAGCTCCTGTTATGTCTCCAATAAAACTTCCAATAGCCTTGCCCATTATAAACTCCTAATATAAATCTGATTAGTAGTACCGTCCTGTCCTACTATAGTGTTAATAAATTTAAAACCTAGAGCCTCTCCAAACTTCCCTAACTTATCATTATCTACTAAGCCGTATAGTGGGGCATTGAGTAGTGATTGAAGCTGGTTTAAATCTTTAATATAATGTTTCTTTGTTTCTGCTGACCACTTAAACACATCGGTATGAAGCCAGTATAAGTTACTAAACAACTCCAAGTACATTATATATTCTTGTCTATTTACTACTGGAAACTTATACATCAAGTCTTCATAATGTAGCACAGCGCATAGTATGGTGGCAGGTTAGCGTTGTTGCCTGACGAACCAGTAGTGCTAATCCCGACAGAGATATTAGTTACGCCGCTTGCTGTAGTTGCAGTTGTGCCAGTCTGGGTTGAGTTAAAGTCAGGACCAGAAGTACTACCATATATAAAAGCATCTCTACCGACATCAGTATAACTATGGGTATGTCCTGGGTCTGTTACAGAGGCTGTGTGGGTATGGCTTACTACAATAGCGTTAGCAGAACCACCAGTACCACCAACAGCATAAGAACTACCAGCACCTATAACAAACTTATCCCGCAGGTCTGGAGTGCTATTAGAGCCGTTACAGAGCACCCATCCAGAAGGAACAGAACCTACTGAGCCTGACCAGATCATGATCATACCAGCAGGTATTAGAGCAGCCGTAGCAGCCGCAATAGCAGTGGTTACAAAGGCTGTGGTGGCTATTTGAGTAGTGCTGGTCCCTGCAGAGGCCGTAGCAGCCGCTGGAGTCCCTGTAAAGGTAGGGCTATTTAGGTCAGCCTTGGAAGATATAGCAGAGGCGATAGCGTTATACTCGGTATCAATCTCTGTACCCTTGATGATCTTAGCTGGGTTACCTGTGGATAAGGTATCCTTGACAGCAAAGTTAGTAGCTTTTACATAGTTACTCATGCTTGTTTTCCTTGTTTAATATATATGTCAATCCGCTGAATAGAGATAGGGTTACCATTGATCTCAGCCTCTAGTCCAATCTGCATAACAGACCCTGTACCACCAGCCTGTATCTTGAACTTGTCTAGAACAATACCGTCTGAGAACTCAGCAATATTATATTCCCCTATATTATACTCGTAAACTACCGAAGTGTCAAGCTTTTTCGTAAAAGCAAAGTAATTTTCATTATAATCGAAGCCCCACTTGACAGCCACGTTCTGGTTAGAACCACCAATAACCACAAAACCAATCTGTTTCATGATCTTCTCAATGGTGGGCTGCTCAAAGTCAAAGTAGTTGGTATAGTAACTAAACCGATAATCAGTACCATTATCAGAGTGACCAAAGTACTTACCGATATACCCAGGCTTGCCAAGGTACAGGTCCTTGGAGTTGGTCACAATAAAGGATTTAGGCTCTATGGCGCTCCAGGTGGTTGCCCTAGCTGCCCCATCCTGCAGAGGAGTCCTCATGTCAAAGCAGTAGACCACCTTAGTAGTAGGAAGGCTAAGGAGGTAGAAGGCATCCCTGTCATAGTAGACAGACTTGATATTAGCCGCTGTCTCAGAGGCCACGCTAGTCATCAACTCATCCCGTACATTCTTAGAGATATCCCGCATAGGCAAGGACTTCTCCTGAATAACCCGCTGAAGGCTTCTAACCCCAGAGTCAGACAAGAAGATAATATCCGTACCAGTACTCTGAACAGAGTCCCTAGCAATACAGCCCACATTGGGGATATAGTCTGCTAAGGTCAGTGTTGTGACATCGATAGGGTTAGCATAGACAGCAATGTTATTACGACCAAAGATGATAAGGAATCCGTTGTGCGCTGCAATAGCCACTATCTTGTCCGTGTTAGGAAAGACAGAGTTTAAGGACAGAGATCCAGAGTCTCCACCTTGGAAGTCTGATCCGTCCAGTAATCTAGTAAAGTAGACCGTCTGTGGGTCTCCTGCTATGTCTGCCACCCAGATACGTCCATAAGCCGCTAGAGCGCAGTTAGGGGCGAAGTCACCTACAGAATACCCCAAAGGCATTGTCCCGATGTCACCAAGTCTTTGGTAGCCGTATGAGCCTGTGTGAGAGTGTGGATTAGCAGTGGTTGTTACTGTGCTAGTA